CAAGCGTACGCTCGCACGTCTCAATCGCTGAATCACGAATATGTTGCTCTAAGATTGGCTGCGGACAGCCCGGTACACTTGCCGCAAGGCGTGTAGCCAACGAGAGAAATGTGCGAGTACTCATGAGGCGATTACCTGTTCTTTAGATAGACCCGCTTCTTCCGTGTCAGTCAGTGACCTTGCCTGTGCGCTCACACCAAGTGCTTGGGTAAATGCTTGTTGGAACAACTGCGCACGGTTAGAGTTTACATGCTCATTATCTACGGATTCAGCTAAGAACACAGTACCGTCAACCACAACAGGGAAGAAAGCATCGGGCAACAAAGCCACAGTGTCTACACCAGCGTAGTTAGGGGGAGTCTGTGCGTATTCCCCAATAAGGACTAGACCTGCGGGGGCTTTGGGATAGATAAAGAACTTGTTGGGGTTGCGCACATGACGCATCCAGTTGACCGTTGGGCCAGCAGCATCATTCATCCAGCCGGGGTACGTCTGGTCAAGGGCGGTACGGTCAACTTCCGTTACACCTGAGCCGTCTTTGACTTGGAAGATTTCCACAACACGAAGTGACTCGATTGGAGGGGACTGAATAACAGACCCTGCCGTGCATGGAATATCCCCGATGTAGGCAAAGAGGTCAGGGCGCAATACAGACATACGCTTGAGCGTTTGATTGGCAAAGCCAAGTAACACCGCATCGCTGTAGCGTTGGGGTGCACTAATGTCTTGTAAAAGGCGGCGAGCCTCGGTGACTACATCATTGAGTATCATTCGGGTAATCCCTTAGAAGCATCAGCGTTGAGTTCGTGGTTTTCAACAGGAGGTTCAACTGGGATTTCTTCCTCAGGAGTCTCTAGCTTTAAGCCTGTCTTACGACCAGTCTGTTTCTTTGGGATGAACTTCTCAGGAAACGCTTCTTCCTCAGTTACTTCCTCAACCAATGGGTTCTCAGCCAACAAGTCAGTGTAATCGTAAATGAAACCATCTCGTTTGTTTCGCAGGTAACGTGCCATGCAACTCTCCTTACTTTTTTGCTGCTCTCATATTATCGACCAAGTTAGGGTATTTGCGCCCCGCTTTCTTAGCCGCCGCTTTCGCCTTTGCTTTCTGCTCAGGCGTTAAAGGCTTCGGCTTACCGAGTCCTTTAGGTCTTGGTTTATCCCAAACTTCTTTCACCATTTCACCTTGTCCGCCCAGTATGCCGCAGACATTTTGCCTTTGGCAATGTTTTTCGCATGACGTGCTTCAAAGCTCTTTTTACGAGCCTTCTCAGAAGCCGTCGTCGGATTTGCACCAGCACCCTTGACACCTTGCTGCCCGAAGCGAATCGTCTTCACCTCAGTGCCAGACTTCGCCACAACAACGTGGCTTTTAGTCGGGTGGCCCGGAGTACGCTTAGGCTGGTTATAGCCTGATACTCCAGCACGCTCAAGTCGGGAGTCTTTGGTAGCCATGATTAGGCTTTCTCGTAGAACAACACGATGCTTGTGTTGGTAGGTAAATCAACATACGCCCCAGTAAGGAACAACATGCCGGGAGTCGGAACAGGTATGGTGTTCACGCCCTTACCTAAAGCAGGAATCTGGCAGTGCGGAGTATCCCCACCAGCGGGAGCAGTAAGTTGGTCGTAGATGTCTACATCGACATCTCCGCTGCCCTTATGCACTACACACACTTGCCTTAGATAAAAACGCCCTGTGATGGCAAGACCATCGGCGGTTACTTGAAGTACTTCTACACCTTTTGACATATTGTTCTCCTATGTAAGAAGGGGGGCTAAAGCCCCCCACCTTTTAGTTGATGTCTGTCAACAATGCGAAGACACGCACAACAGCAGCGGCTGGTACAGCAGTACCAAGCGTGATGTCGATAGTATCAGCAGCAGCGTACACCTTACCACCACTCAGAGTGGGAGCAAATGCACCAGACGACAACACAGGAACACCACCAGAAGTACCAGTAGCGTTCGCTGAAGTAGCAGCCAAGTAACCAGCGGCGGCAGAGCCGTCACCGATAGAAATGGTGCTAGTGACGCCAGCGGCAGTAGTTACCACCATACCTACGTTAGACACGATAGTGCCAGCAGGGATAGGGATAATTTCCATCACATCAGAAGCAGCCAGTGCAGTAGCACCAGCAGCAAGACGCGCCGCAATGATTGCAGGGAAATCAAGCGTAATTTCCAAACGAACAGTCTTATTAAGAGAATCCGCAGGGTAAGCAGCCGAGCCTTTATTAAAGCCCAGAGAGTCAGTGTATGTAGCCATTTTAAATCTCCAAAAAAGTTAAAAACGGGAGGCCGAAGCCCCCCAGTTGGTTACGCTAAAGTAACGATACCTTGTGCCAATGCTTCAGGTTTAACAACTTGGTAGCCGTAAACTTGCAAGCCACGAATGACGTTACCGAAAGTAGACTCTGCACGCAAAGACTCCATCTCAGTCATCTGTGAAGCAAAAGTAAAGCCCATCTTGTGACCAGAAATGATGCTGAACTTGCCAGAAGTCACAGATAAGTTGTGGCTTACATAGACAGTAAAGCGGTCAATCATGCCCAAGCGACCGTTACGCAACACAGAAACGCTGTCACCAGTGATAGAAGCATCCTTCAGGTCTGACTTCTTAATGTAACCAGCCATCTTGGCTGGAATAATCAAGAAACGCTCAGACTCAGGGCAGTTTGCTTCGTCAAGAACAGTGCCCATGTCTACGATGTATTCAAGGACGTTGGTCTTAGTAATAGCGATAGCCGAACCAGATGTACCCAAGTCAATGTTGCCAGAGATACGACCAGCAGATGCACCTTTGTTCGAGGCAGAAATGCTTGGAAGAATATCTGTTAAAACACGTTGGTCAATCTTAATCTTCATACGCTCAGAAGCGTCTTTAGACCAAGTGTCCATCATGTTCACATCGGCTTGAACCTTATCCACGTCGTCTTCGATACAGGCAAAGTACTCGCCCTTGTCGATAACCAATTGGATTTTTGGTTTATCAGGATTCTCAACGCTCAGGGTTTGGCCCTTAACGTAAGTCTTGATAGTGATTTCAGGAGTGGTACGGATGTTAACCGTGTCACCCATTTTACGAATTTCACCTTCGTAGTTAGTGTTAGAGATTGCTGCGAGCACGGTGGCGTCGTAGAAATTCTCGATGAGTTTACCAGACCAGATTTCTGGAATGAAGTTACCCGAATAGTTCGGGCGGCCTGCGGCTACGGGAAATGCCATGATATTACTCCTCTAATCAAGCGTTAACAATTATGCGACCTTCTCTCTGTGCAGAGAAAATGTCACGTTCGGTGCGGTCACGCTCTGCTTCACGTCCTTTGTACTTGCCTAGACGAACATCGTTGAAAAAGGTTTTGATGTCATCAGGGCTGTAGGTCTTGGCGTTTGTTCCTGTTGGGTTACCTGTGCTGCGCCCTTTACCGGGGGCAACTTGGCGTTCCAACTCGGAAGCAGACACATTCCGGCGGGTGTTTTGAGCAGCAGTGACTTGTCCAGTTATTTCAAGCCAAGACTTAAAGAAGTTAACTACTCTGCGCACATCGAGGCCACGTTGAGCGTCCTCAAGAATGGTTTGGCGGCTAATACCAGACAACGGGTCAGTCTCAAGAAGCCAAGACTGGAAGTCTGGGTCTTCATTGATAGCTTTCCAGTTCGGAATGTAGCCTGTCAACTCCATCCAAAATTGTTGTTCGACAGTTGCGGCTTGACGATGTGCAAGGTTATTCACCTGTGGCACTACGCTAGTCTGAAACTGCTGAAGTAAACGGTCAAGCTGTGCAATTTTCTGGGCGACAGGAATTAACTCCTCTCGTGTCACACGACGCATAACGTCTAGTGACTCCCCATATTCCTCTTGGTCTTTCTCAGTAACTAGCGGGTCAATACTGACCTGCCCTGAGCGACCTGAAGACTGTTGCGCAGAAATCGTTGCCAACAATTGCTCCATCTGCTGCAAACGACCTGAAAGTTCTTTGTTCTGCCCATGCAGGCGAGGAACTTCGGCGTTGTACATGCCTTGGAGAGTGCGATATTTCTGAGATAAATTATCTTCTGAGCCTTTTCCATCATCTTTCGTGTGCTCAACACTAGATGACTGGGCAGCATTGTTCGAACCAGCATCATCGTCGGCGGTCGGAGTGCGTGTATTAGCATCATTGCTGGGCGGAGTTCCACCGTCGGCGGAAGAATTTTGTTCCTCGCCATTGGTTCCATCACCATTGAGTTGCTTATACAGTTCTTGAACTGCCTCGGTCTGTTTACGAATTTGCTCTGGAAGTGCCATAGTAAAACGCTCCTATCGGTATGCGTGGATTAGACGGCGAGTCATATCATAACTTTGCCGCTAGTTCAGGGGACTCTTTGGCGAGTTTGTAAATCTCACCCAAAACTTGGCATCGCCCCTGCATCAATGCCGCGTTGTTTACCGCAGATGGTAGTTGCTCTAGCTCGTGCATACGCCATGTAGCCAACCAGTCCAGAAGTTCTGGATGCTGACGCACAGCGACAGAAAGAGCCTTTACAACTGATGGGTCAGGACGTATCACGGTTGACCCCCACTGCGATTCATGACTGTGTTTGCTTCCATACCACCTTTGGGTGTGCCATCAGGCTGAAGTGCTGCACCTGCTGGTTGCTGCTGTTGGGCAGCTAGAGCTTGTGTTTGTTCAGCAGCCGCTGCTATGCGGCCTTGATACGCAAGTTTATCCCGAGATGGAATGAGTTCATCCACAGACATCTGCAACCCTTTAGCCACTTCACGAAGAATCGCGGCGCGACCATCCTTACCAAGAATCGACATGTCGATTTCATTGGCGGTTGCGTTAAGAAATTCAATACGGCGCACGTTGACAGTCTCTTTGACAGCCAAGTTGATTGCGCCTTTGGCGATGACTTGTACATCACCCTTAATAGATTCATCCTCGTCGTAGCGCATGTTGTATACGAACTGACGTTGGACAATAGGTTTAATCACATCACCGTCGATGTGACCAACAACTTGGCGGATACCCTTACCAGCAGCGCCCATCAGCATGGACAGGCCAGACGATGTACGGCCTGCGCCTTGTACATCCGTGTTGCCATAAAGGTAAGCTGGGATACCGGAGTGGTCATCAGCCAAGCGTGCAAATTTATCGTACACAGCCACAAGGGTCTGTGCGTTATCGTCTGGTTGTGTGAAGCGTACAGCAGGTGCACTCGAACCCACAGGGTCGTTGGTCACTTGCCAAATCTTCCAAGGGGACATCTGTGTGATGTCTTCGTTCGGAGGAATACGCTCTAGGTTTACTTCGACCTGAGGGCCGGAAGCAATACCCATGTTGTTCACCAACGCACGAGCAGCAGCGTTACACACGTTCTGCAAGTCTTCAATGATTTCGGGAATACCCTTACCCCAGAACGCACCGGGGCACTTGATAAACGAAGTCTTAGCGTATGGTTTCTGACCCAGTGGGTCGTAGTTCAATACAGCCTTGATGACGTAGTTACCAATCATCCAGACGTTGGCATCGTACTCTTGAGCCTCGTCAGGGATTTCTTCTTCAGTCAATCCCCACTCACGAAGCATCTTGCCGGAGACTTTGCCCCAGAACTCAAGCGCATCGTACACATCAGTCGGACGCATGTAGGAGTAGTACTTGCGCTCCTCCTCGTTCTTAATCAACTCCACGTCTTCGTTAATCCAAGATGGGCCTGCGCCTTCATCTAAGATACTACGGATAGCGTCATCGTCGTAACCCGGCACACCAATAAGGTCTGATAGGTTAGGGCGAGACAGTGGGTGATGCTCGAACAAGTAACCATCTTCGAGGCGGGTAATACCCGGCTCAGGATAGATACGGAATGGGTCAACTCGCTCAAACTCAGGAGCAAGTCTTTCAATTGGTTCTACAGTCGTACGACCATCAACCATCTTCCAACCAAGTGTACGTTGACGACGCACAATCGGGCCTTTGATAAAGGCACATGGGTAAGTTACAAGGTCAGTAACGAAGTCGTTGAATGAATCAGCCCAGCCGCCTTGAGCAAACTGGTCTTCAATCTTTAGCTTCATCTTGTCAGCACGGGTCTGTGCGTCTTGCAAAATCTTAAAGCGATAGTCCTGTGAGACCATCTCTTTGAGTTGCGCCATTTCTTGTTTGCTAGGAGCTTGTTGGTTCTCCTCCAGCATAGTTAACACTTCGCTGGCAAACGTGTCTTGAATCTGTTGACGGTCAAGTGGCGACAAGTCAGGAATCGGGGTGGGGACAATATCCCAAGGGGGTGTACCGCTGTCAAGCAAGATGTCTCGTAACCACGACTCCGCAGCACGACACTTCACTTCGGTAATCATCATGTAGATTTCCGAACCGCCTTGTTGCTTAATCTGACGTAGCTTATCTGGCTCATACGTACCATTACGCTGACGCATAGCGGTCAGCATTTGGTCTTCGATGGGCTTCTTGGCAATCTTCGCTACATCCCAGCACATACGAACGTGTTGAGACAAGCCAAGTACCATTGGCTGGTTCTGTCGCTCTTGTAAAGCCTGCGCCGTTGCGTCCTCATCCTGCTTGGTGAGTTCAGCGTTAGAGACTACACGAAGAAAATTTAAACCTGCCATGTTTTAATCATCCGTATCAGGGCGCTTACTGGTCTTGTACTCTCGCACTTCCATGATGTCATCAATATCCATTGGTGGTGGTGTGTACTCGTATACCCCCATTGGTCTCGGCTTTCCAGCAAGACCACTGTTGTCCATCTTCTCGTTGTCCGAGAAAATTTGCGACGTCTTGGTAACTTTAACTTTTGCCATTGAAGTCTCCTAGTTCACACCTTACCACATATTGTAGGTTGTGCATGACAAGAAGTATACACACACTCAAAAATAAAGTGCAAGTATAAAAAATCCCCGAGGACGTGAACCCCCGGGGATAAAGGTGACAACTGCGTGAAGGAGAAACCAAACTCATTATATCAAGTCCAACCTGCGGATGCAACAGGGCGAATGTCCCGACGTTGGGGGGTATAGCTACCCTCCCCTACGCTGGCGATATGTAGCATCAGGTACTGTAAGGCTTCGGCTACGTGGGAGTGCTTGTTCTTGTCAATATCCCCGTCGCCTTTGGGTTTAAACCTATACCCACCCATCATGGCGGCTTTAAGCTGTGTGCACCCGGGGTCAAGTAAGAACGCTGGGTCTCCGTCAACTTGACGCATCAGATACTCATCGACTGCGTTAATCCGGGAACTGACGTTGTTGGTTTTGGCTGGGAATACTTTAAGTCCCTCAGCCTTGATGATGTCCACCGCACTGCGCTCGTCGGTCTGCGCCCGCTGCACGCCTGCTGGGTCAGTCACCACAATGATAGGTGCACCACCGAACCGCTCATATATAAGTGGCTTCAATACTGTACGCACAAATCGCTGGATACCCATGTCAAACGATACAGCCTCGCCAAGTATCAACGCCCGACCTCTTGGGTCTTGCTGTCCGATGACTGCGGCGGGGGTAAGTCCCAAGTCCATCCCGATGACAACAGGGCGCACACCGTTGTGGATGAACCGGAGTTTCTCCTTTGCCATGTGGTAGTCCGGTCTGAAGTATTTGTAGACGGGCATACCAGCAGACGACAGACCGTAGTCCCCGTCGATGTAGACACGGATGTATTCTTCTGAGCGACCTTGGGTATCGTAGTAGCCATCGGGTAGATTCTCGATGTTTTCTGCATAAGGACTGCGACCGGAGGGCTGTTTGAACACATCCCATCCGTTGTTGTTGGCTGACACCCCATCCTTGGGGTCAAGCCCCTCCATCTGGTAGTACCACCACGTATCCATAGTCGGTGGGTTGGTGTCGCCCCACATCCCATGCCACGATGGGCCACCGTCTTTAGCCGACGGAAAACGCCCAATACGCTTGGACATCGCATCCACAATGTCGGGGTGGATGTCTCGGCACTCGTTAAACCATGCGAAGGATAGCTCCAAGGAGTTCAAGTTGGCTACGTCATCCGCATCGTCCAGTGCCCGGAACATAATCTCGCACTCGACATCCCCTACTTTAAAGAAGTAAGTCTTGGTCGTACGCATGTATTGCCCGCAAACCCCCGGTGGAAACCAATCCAAGAAGGTCTTAATGGTCGTATCTTGTAGCTGCCGTGCAGTTTCACGCACAATAGCCGCCCGTGTTTTGCGTATTCCTTGGGCATTGGGTTCTTGCATACTAGCCCTGCGGACTACTTCAAACGAGCAAGTCACGGACTTACCCGAACCGACAGGCCCAATCAGGACACGCATCTTCTTGTCCGAGTCCATGAACTTCTTGCCAGTTGGCGGAGGTGTATAGTTAATATCAAGCATTGTGTGCCTCCACCAGCAAGACAATGAACTCATTGCCTCGGCGTTTGTGTTTGACTATCTTAGTCTTGAAGGAGAGATTCAACCATTTCAGGTTGGTCTCCATGTTGTGTGCTTCGCTGGCGGACTTGAACCTTGCGGCTCGCATCCCCTCGTAGGTTGAGTCGAATAGGTTTTCAAGACTCAAGGGCATCGACATCGGTCACCTCAGTGGTATCTGCTTCTATTGTCCGAGCATCTTGTGGTGTGTTGCCGAGGTTGAT